GTCGATGTCCCGTTTGCGGTCTCGGCAAGTCGGGTTGCCGTGGTATTCCCGTCAGGCGCCGCACTGTCACCCGGTGTTAACATCAGCCCTCCGGATGACCAGGTGGCAGACTGTGAAAAATCCTGTGACCACGCCAGGCGGTTTGTGCTCGAATATTCAGTTCTTAATCCAAGACACTCCAGAGATAACGGATGAAATTCTATAGCAGGTTCATTTGCCTGGAGGTATTCGATAAGGCCGGACGAGCCAACATAGCTTCTTACACTGGCACATGAGAATGAAAGAATATCTGTCAGGGCTGCAGAACGGATGACGTTACCGCTGGCATGCTTTATGACGTACCGACCGGTGGAGAAATCAGCGAATAAATTAGCGCTATCCGGAAGAGGGGCATTAACTGAAGGTAATGTCACCTCACCTTTAAACTTCATATTACTTTGTACGATAGTCGCCATTATTATTCACCCGAGAAAAATAGTCCATCATTACGATTGTTGGCAATCTGACAGTCACTGATAAAAGCTGATTGTTTTGTTTGTTGACAGTTGCATTCACTAAAATCATCGTCTGATGATTTTTTGGAGTGCGGAGTCACGATAATATTCAGAAACCTGAATTTTATTTTCATGAATCAATCCCTGGGTTGCTAAGTGTGGTGACACGGGTTTTATTCCCGGTCAGGTTCAGTGAGTTGTACACATTGCCTGCGCCGTGGTTAAACGAGATATCGACGTCTTCCATATCCCCTGTGATGGATACGGGGTATTGCTGAGTAGGGGTATCCTGCAAATCATAGAAAGAGTTCATAGAGAAGCGGCTTTTCTTAACACTACGACTGCTGTTAATACCATTGCCAGGCATCAGTTTCCCGTTATTCCAGAAACGACTGTTAGTGATATGCGCATTGACGACCGGCCCTGCCTCAAAGTTGACGCCATGACGTCCGTTATCATTAAAATCAACATCAGATATCCTGAGACCTTTATTGGTTACTTCACTGGCATACAGGACATTTATACCATCCTCGCCATTTTCAGAGATTTGCCCACCTGTAATTTTATATTCACCGATAATATTATCCGTCTTCCCGGTATTAAAATACATACCGTGTTTTGCATTCCCCTTGATGGTAAGGTTATTAAACTTCCCTCTGAAACCTGGGTTACCTCCGCCATTGGTGCCTGGCTCGGCAACAAAACCGTACTGGTTTCCCCGGAGGTTCAGATTAGACGCCGTAAGCCCTTCGATACCACAATCCGCCATTCCGGCATAGTTACCATAGAAGACGCTGTCATTCACGATGGCATCCTGCGATGTCCCGGTGCCACGTTGCGGCTCAAAGAAAATCCCGAAGTTTTTGTTATTTCGTCCAATAAGATGGCTTGCAAAAAAAGGCTCACTACTGAGGAAGCTGGTTCCAATTCCAAAACCAGACGCGCCCAGAGCTCCGACTGTAGCCAGCCGCCCGCAGTTCTCAGTCATACAGCGAAATATGGACATTCTGTCATGCATATCCATCCCGAATCCTGTGGCGCCGGTGTTGCGGATAGTAATTCGGTCAAATACCGCGTTGCGGTAATATTGCAGGAAGATGCCCTTAATATCCGGGATATAACCATTTACCGGATGTAGCTGCTGATTTTCACCATCAATAGTGAAGTCAAAGAACTGAATGTTCTCGAGATAAATTTCCGGCGATGCATCGGTTGGCTTCCCCCGATACTGAAATGCGGGGAGGTAACCTATCGGCAAAAAAACAGTTGCATTCTCTCCAGCGCCAACCAGCGAGACCCCCGAGCGTGGGATGACAGGTTGATAAAGTTCAAAATCCCCCGGTGGATTGTAGAGAAAACCGCCTCCCTCTCCGGACAACCAGTCAAATCCGCGCTGAAGCCTGCGGGTAGAACTTTCCCTTCCCTCACCATGCCGCCCACATTCCCTCACGTCCAGAATCATGCGGCGCTTACGCATCTCGTCAACTCGTTTCTTTAAAGTGTCAAGCCGCTCCTGAACGCTGTCAGGCATGCCCGCCAGCCTGAGGTGTCCATACTCATCAACAGAGGCGTAGGCAGCATTTTCTGCATCCGTCAGCCTGAGAATTGCCGGAGCCTTATTTGCCTGAAGTGTTTTCAGCCGGTCCCGGACAGAACCTGGCATCCCCGCCAGATGCATATCTCCGAAATCATCCTGCACTGTGACAGTGGCATCATCGACATCGTTAAAAAAGGTCAGATTTTTATCCAATGAGACATTGATAAGCTTTTTTAGCGCATCAACATACTCCTTTGAGATCATCCTCCTTCCGGTTTCCTGTAGAGTCCCGGCGACGTTCATGACCTCAATAGCCAGGGCGCTATCATCAGGGCTGCGGTAATACGTCGAACTACCTTCCGGGATATTTGCGATATCCGCCTGGGCCGCCTCGAGCGTCATGTATTGCTTATTCAGCGGAATGATGTTCTGCCTGACCTCATCGTTTTTAGCCATCATCTGGCGCCAGGTATCCAGCGGCTCTCCGCCACGGTCAGGCACCGTTTCCGCCGGACCACTCACCAACCGATCGGCTCGCTTAACGTTTTCCATAAAAATATCGGGGTCTGTTGTCTGCCCCACGGGTGGAACATAGGCCATGTTTTTGCTCCAAAAAATAGCGTTCGCGCAAACGAGGGTTTGAGCGAAAAGAGTTAATCGGGGGTTTTAGTGGGTGTTACGCGACGTTGCCGGGGTATGTGGCGTTGTCGTAATCGTAAAATTCAGAACGGTATTGCCGGGCGGTAACCTCGCAGGTTCCATCGTCCTGTGGCACAACTTCTGACACAATGGCGTCGTAGAGGTCGCTCTCAGAACTGCAGAAAACTAACCGGGGCGGTTCGATTATCGGATCGTCCATCAGGATATCGGCAAACTCAGGCTGATACGGTACGGATACCTGATAGCTGTCACCCGTCGGTGACGCCTCAAATAGCCGTGACGCCTTTCCATCCTGATAACGCAGATAAATGCGTGGGTTTGCAAATGTCCAGTCCAGCGGCTCCGACACATCGAATGTGGTCACCCCACCAGCAGTAACCATCGACTCAATCAAACACGAAATGGTGTTACTGCCGGGAATGTCATCCGTCAGCACAATACGATCCCCGACGTTGTAGCAGAGCGCGTCCAGTTCCGTCGTCGTTTTATGCGTCATGCGCTGCAGCTGGTATTTTCGCAATCTGCGCATACCAATCTGGTACGCGTGATCGGGATTGCCTACACCATCAGCCCGGTACGCTTCTATTTTCAGCGGCGTCGGATTACCTGGCAGACGGCATTGCACCGTTTCTTCTGCCCAGGTCGTGCCGTTGATGTAGGTCACGTCAACACCATCATAATCGTCGTCGGTCACTGTGCTGAAATCGGTCTGCAGCTCGGAGACCATCTCATGAGGGGTAATAGCCCCGGTCCAGGGTTTGACGCCTTCACGACCCACTGACGCAACAGATTGGGTATTCAGCAGAAAATAACTCTTACCGGCCGCGGCGATTTTCTGCAGCATTTCCAGTGCGGAGATACTGTCTCCCGTAAAATAATCGAAGGTCTCGCCGTTCGGGGTCCAGTACGCCTGTTCCAGAGCGTCAATCGCTACCGTGTCCATCTCCATGTCCAGAGAGCGGCCTACGTGGTAGAGCGCGCCAGAAATACTACGGGCAACGCCGAAATCATAAATCCGCGTGGCTACAACGTTTACGCGGCGGTCAGACTGAGCCGCCAATTTGCCGCCCGTCTCAACCGTAACCCCCAGCAGGGTGACGCCAGCATAGGATGATGGCCGAGCCAGTAGCCGACCGCGTAGCGCCTGCCAGTACATCGAGTCGCGTGCGTTGTTCGACCCCTGTTCGTTCCGGCGCCTGCAGCGGACCTCGACAAGCCCCGGTGACGCCAGATTGAATCGCTCAGTAAACCCCAAACCGTTGACGTTCTGCAGGGCATAAACGCCCTCTCTGCTCGCCCAACCGGCACCCGAACCATAAACACGGTACTGAATTTCCCACTCGCAATGGCGAATTCGTTTTTTCCCCTTACTGTCGAAACCGCAGATTCCTGACGGAAACGAGAAATTCACCTCGAACGCATCGACCACTTCGTTTTCAGGGCACACAAGGAAAGGCCCCATCCACGTATCGTTGTCGTTTATACCGGTAGCCTGATAGTCGATCATCGTGCGCGGAGAAAAACCCAACCAGGTGAGATCGATAACGCCGTCAACCAGTCTCTGAACCGTTGCGGTCGTGCCGTCCGCATCCGAAATACGGTATTCGTTACCGCGATGTGCCAGTGAAAGGCGCTGCGTCCCCTCAGGAATTCCCGAAAATGCCGCACCGCCGGCACTACCATAGGCGAGCGTGATATTTGCTGTGACCGCAGGACTACCACCAGTTGATTCCGTGCCCGCGGTAAATACCGGGTTATCACCGAACACTGAAACAGGCAGAGAGGATGTGGTAATGCTGCCACCCAGCCAGGGGCTAGATTTTTCAACTATTCTGACAACTCCGCCATCGTCATGCGCTATCAGGTTTGAGCCAGAAATTGAATCATTTATAGCGACCAGCAACCCGGACATGTTGCCGTAGTTTGTAACCAGTGAAACGCTATAGGTTACCCCCTGCCATGTCAGGCTAAAGGTCTGGCCTCCAGCCGAAAAATCATATGTTGTCGGGGCAGAATTCCCCCTGAGTATCGCAGCTGAGCCACCGACCCCCGGCACCGCATCCTGTTTTGCTGTATACGTTGCAATAACCAAATCGTATTCAGCGCCGCTGATTTCCAGAGTCACAGGCATACCAGAATAGGGAATTATTTCACTCAGCGCGTTACTGACCAGAACGCTATAACCTGACGCGCTTGAAACAAGGACGTTCATCGGGGCAACGATCGTGACTATGGCGCCCTCAACCCATGAAGCAGGCAGTGCATTGCCGTCATCGTCATCATCGTTGCCATCATCCAGCCCGTTAAACGTCACCGACGCACCAGAAACCGTCATGCTGTCGGCATTGATATCGGTCGAGTCTGGCGAGGTCTGTGCCATATCAAGGCCGCTGCCGCTGGTCGTTCCGCCAACTTCCGTCGAGTTCCACCAGTTTTCACTGCGCCGATCACCCGATACATCCGCACCAGGAGGATAAACGGTGTCGCTGTATGAATCTCCCAGCGCAGAAACCGGCGTTGCTCCAACCCGCTTATCGCCATTCGTAAATGCGAAGTTTCCTTTCCCCAGGCAGATCATCATTTCGACAGTCATTCGCGTGGGATCATCAGGATTGAATCGGGTTACGGGTTGCACCACATAATCGGGATAGATGCGGCAGCGGCCAAACACTTCGCGGATAGGATCGCCCAGTTTCGCCTGATTCGCTTTAGCCGGGTTTAAATCCAGCCCGAGGCCATTTGAGGATGAGTAGCCGCCCTTATCCATGTTGGACATGGTGATCAGTACATAAACAGCCGAGGCTGCAGCAATAGCCGCTGCCGCCCAGGCGGCGATAGTCGTCGCCGTCACCCCTTCACCAGGGATCGGATAAACTTTTACATCACTCTCAGCGCTGATAAAACACAACGGCCATTCTGCTGACGGGACCGGTTTATCGTTAACCTCGAAAGCAACACGCTGCACCATCTCATTACGGTAATTATCGACATGCTGCAGCATCCAGTCATGTATGGTCGTATCCCTGTGTTCATGCGTCTCCAGCGGTTCGCCAGGTAAACGCGACGGGTAAAGCCGAATTGTCACTGGTAATACTCCACTTTCAAAAACTGACGTTCAAAACGCGCCAGGGGGAGAATGGTTACGTTTCGCCGGGGGTTGCATTCGATCACGTAAAGCAGCCCCTCCATTTCGACGACAACGCCCAGATGGCCGATCATTTTTCCCATATAGCAGACGGCCACAGCTCCGTTGCACGGCCTACAGGGAGTCAGGTCACGCGAAAAACTCTCGCAGACCTTCCCCATTTCAGGGCTGCCACGCTCTTTAATCACAGCCTCAAAAGCGGGCCATTCAGGCAGCCCGAGGTCACGGCGAACCTCATGCACAATGCCGTAGCAGTCGAGAACTGGAAAAGCGCGGCCGCCCATCTGCCAGCGGACAGTCAGGTATTTATCGATGTTGAGCATGGGATACCTATCGGGAGTAACGAAGACCCTGGAAGTACGTGAGGGTGTAGCGATCTCGCGGCCATGCGTAATCGAGCATGTTTTTAAATCCGGCGGTCACGTTCACCGTAAGCGGCGTCCAGGAGCCCCCTTTAACCGGCATGATGTAAGGCGGCTCCGCCGGGGCGGTCAGGTCAGTGGAGATGTATTTCCTGAATGTGATGCTGGCACTGGAGATGGCATCAATGGCCCTGCGTATAGCAGTGGAAACCACGCCATCGATGTTGCACAGCATAAATTTCAGGTCCTGCGTGCCATCCTCGTTTCTGGCAGGAAGAGAAAGAACAATGGCGCAGGCAATAAACGTTACGGTCACGCCCTCTTCGGTAATGGCCGTAATATCCTCGTACCCCTCGCACAAATAATGAGACTGACCGCCAATATCGACCTGTAACGTACCGATGATGACCTCAGGCCCGGAGGACGCATACAGGCGGTTAATCGCTGTCATGTTTAGGCCACTCCTTGTTCAGCGCGATATCAAGTAGCGAGCTCCCGACAATCCACTCCGGATACTGCCCCCAGCCAACTGGAGCGAGTGGACGCTCTCTTAACTCAACGGTTGCCGAATAACGCCAAAGACTGGGTTTAATAAAGGCAGGACCCTTATAAATACCTACAAATCGACATTTAAAAAATTTAAGGCCAACAGGGGTTTTGCATTTCATGTAAAACCATGCAACACCATCAGTTAATACATCCCTGTACCATGCTTCAAATGCCTGAGCTTGCGCGTCAGTTTTAAACTGCCAGACAACCGTATTATCAGTCGGCACTGATGTATATTTTCTACGCTGCCTGGCAAGCCCCCCCACCCTATCGGTTCGAATCATAGGATCAGTCGGTTCAAATCCATAATTATCGTACGTGGGGCCGGGGATATAATCATGAGGATAATAAATATCGGTCATTATTTCTTACGCCTCCCCGGATAAACTGATTTAAGTGAGCGACCATAATTCTCAGTTGGATTAATAACCTGGGAAGTAAAATATTGCTTAAGCCTTTTTTCAGATGCACGCTGCCGCTGATCCCACATTTGGATCGTTGCATCGTCCGGTTTCCCGGTGTAGGTGTTATTGAACTCAACATGCAGAGGGTTTCCGGCAAGGGAACGCTGTTGCCGCACCTGTTCCAGGGTGGAGTCAAGTTTTGCTGACGTTCCTGCCGTTGTTACACGCTCCCCTTTTTTCAACAGCCAGGTACCCGTTTCCGGAATTTTATCGATACCATCGTGCGCCATGCCTGCAAGGGCTAATCCTGAGATGGCAGCAACAAGAGGCTCTGTGACACCAATAGCGGCAGTCAAAGCAGCAGGAGCCATAGCCGGGCCCACGATTGGAATAGCTGCAGTGGAAGCATATGCGGCCAGTTGAGCCTGTAAAGCTGTAGCCTGCGCATTAGTGATCATGGGAGCTGCAGCTGCAGCTTGTGTTGTTTTCCCGACAAGCAGCTGCACCCCCTGATATACCAGCCATTGTGCAGCAAGCTGGGCCAGGGTCTGGATGACTGTTTTACCAAAACCTTCAACCATGTTACTCAGGGCATCGCCAGCATCTTCAGACTGAGTGGCAAGGTCATATAACCCCTGCTGGAGATTACTTGTTACTCCGCTGAGCGCGGTATTGGTCGTATCCGCAGCAATCTGGTTATAGTTTGCGGCCATGTCAGCATAGTTTTCCCATGACGACTGAACCCCGGCCAACCAGTTATTACGCATTTCATCCTGCGCAGCGTAATAGCCCTCAAGGGCAGAAAGCTCTTTCTGATACCCTTCATCTTCCAGGCTTCCACCCTGATTTTTCCAGCCCTGCCTTAATTGCGCCCTCTCATTATTACGTTGTGCGTCCCTGTCACTTAACCCAGCACTATCTGTCAGTGCAGCAGTCCTTTCCTGCATCTGAGTAACGTATTTTAACGAGTTATCCTGAAGTTTATTCAGGCGTTCCTGAGCAACGATCTGATCGCCCAGCTTCGCATTAACCTCAGCCTGCGCCAGAACCTTATCCTTGCTGGCGAGTAAAGATTGTTCATCTTTACTCAGCGCACGTGTTTTCGCTGCCTCTTCGATAACCGTAAATTTTGACTGTAAAGACCACAAATTTTTACGTTGCTGGCTGATGGTATCGTTAAGCCCTGTATGCTGTTGCAGCAGCTTTAGCTGGGTCATCAACTGCAGGGTTTCGGCATCAGTCTGATCAGAAGAGCGGTCACCAGCAGAAACTTTAACGCCTTTTGGTTTCGGCGTTTTTTTTACTGATGCCTCATACTCCTTTTTTGCTGCCGCCATATTAATGGCGTAATCAGCCTGAAGAATATGTCCTTCCTTCAGTGCCTTATTTAATTCATTCTGTCGGGCGGTATATTTTTCAAGCGCAGTCTGCGATTTTGCATAATTAGCCTGTGCCTCAGCAGCATATTTTTTCTTATCAGATTCTGCCTCTGCTTCTTTTTCTGCTGCTGTTACGCTGGCTTTGGCAATACCTGCCTGCTGCTGCGCCATATCGAGAGCCAGGCGAGCTGATTCTCGGTCATTCCAGAAGCGAGCCCTGGCCTCATCGTTTACATAACGGTCATTTTTCCTGAGATTCCAGATTTCATCAGCCTGCTTAAAAGCTGATTGCGCCTTGCTTACCATCTCCCCTGCTGTGTCCGGCCGCCCCAAATCCAAAGCAGCATCCCACATGGATTTAAACGCGCGTTTCAACGAATCAGCAGATCGCTCAATCGTCCCCATGTTATCGATCAGGCTCTGAGTCTGGGTGTTAAATCCCTTCGTCGCCGCATCATTAGCCGCCTGAAGTGCAACTGCTTCATCTCCTGAACGTTGTAACTGAGCAACGTAATCAATCTGCTCGGCTGTCACGTTATGAAACTGTTGCGCCATCGCAATCAGGCCGGACGTCGGGTCGTTGGTCAGTTTCCCGAAAGCTTCCGCAACCTTTTCAACGGGGATACCAGATGCCGTAGAAAATTTTGCAACTGACTGGCTTAGTTCATCAAAACGCGCACCCGCCCCCACACCAGCATTAATTAATGCAGTCAGAGAATCACTGGTTTGATCAAAAGTAAGGCCTGCTTGCTGTCCCGACCTTGCCAGTACCAGCATTCTGTCGGTAGTCAGGCCAGCCGTGTTGCCTGAAAGCGTTAGCGTCTTATTAAAATCGGAAAGGGTTGACGATCCCTGATAGAAGATATATCCAATTCCGGCACCCGCGGCAGTCAAAGCTGCAACCCCAACGGCCAACGGACTTACAGCACCAAGTAATCCTCGAAATGTTGGGATCAGGCCACCAAATGAGTCTTTAACCTGGCCGCCTTGCTGGAGCAAAATTAGCCATGGGCTCTGCCCACCAGCTAACTGAGTTGCAACGTCAGTAAGCTGCGCAGGCAACATGCGCATTGCATTATTGTATTGGCCGATTGAAATACCGGCACGTTTTGCAGCACGCTCCTGCCGCGTAAAAGCTGCGGTGACCTGGGCTGTACTGTCGTTCGCGGCCCTACCTAACCCGCTCAACTGCTTATTAAGATGAGCAACTTCCTCATCAAATTTTGCGCTATCGCCGTCAATTTTAACGACCAGATCACCCACTGGCTGGGACATAGCGAGTTCCTCCAGGAATGCTTTCAGCTATAGACATAAGTTGTTCATCGGAAAGTTCATCGCTCTCTGCCCTGCCTGTTGCAAGCAAACTAAAATCGAGGGCAGAAATTCCGTGTTTATCCGGATCGGTAAAAAGGCTGACGGCGAGGTAACTTAGGTTTGAGAAATGTGAATCAAGTAGGTCATCGCTAAAGCAACGATCCTGGTAATACTCAATCCATTCGAACCATTCCGAGGAGGACATTTCTGAAAGCATGGCGCGCCAGTCTGGTCTGCCAAACTCTCTGGCTAACCTCATAGCAAAGCGACGTGAACGGGTCAGGACTTTTCCAGGTCCAGTTCTTCCTCTTCTTCAGGTTGCTCCGGAGTATTGCTAACCGGGGGGATCATCCCTGAAAGCATGCGCACAAGAAGTGCAGCGCTGCCCAATAATCCTGGTGGGTATTTGCGCATTATTTCATGGAAAATATCTTCCCCGTCACGCACCTCACCATCAGCTTCGCTTAAAGATAAAGCAACAATCATGGCCTGATCGCGCGTAGTCAGCAAAGTGGCTATTTTAAAGTTTTCATCCGGAGATAATCCATCCGCAGGTAATGATTTCCTTTCTTCAACCATGAACTCAATATATTTCATGCGGCTGTAAGCAGATAATTCAAACAGGATGATATTTTCGCCTTCAGGATTTAAAGTATCTTTCTTGAGGTAGTTCATTAATTAGCTCCGGCGCGGTGCCGTGACACCGCTGTCGAAATTTTATTAAGGATTGGTAGAGGCGTTATCTTCAGCCAGGGATGGTTTCCCTTTATTGGTAATTTGCGCGCTACGGGTAATAACTTCGTTTCGAGCAATTGTTTTACCCAGACTATTAACCCAGCCGGTGAAGATATCAACTGCACCATTGGGGTATTTAATCTTATAGGCTTTTTCATCCCCATTCATAAACCAGTCAACAAGATCCTGCTGTCCAGTTTCGCCGGGTTTCCATGCCAGAGTAACGCTCGATTGCCCTGCTGATTTAACCCCCTGGGCAGTAGAATCCCAGTCAGGCGCATCATCATCGATATAAGAATCATCATATGACTCAGCTGTCAGTTCACCCGGTGCAATTTCCTTAACTTTCGCTGTACGAGTCCAGCCAACGTCACTCAGCGGGTCATCGTAGGGATCATCTGTTCCGGTGTAAATCCAAAACGTTGTCCCTGCCCCTTTGGTCGGTGTAGTCGGTGTTGGTGTTGGCATAAGCTCCTCACATAATATAAGTCAGGGAATACTGGAGATCGGCGGAGCCCCATGTAGTGGCTTCATCGTCACGTTGGTAGTCGTATCCGGAAACGCTGATGGTTTCGACGATACTGGCAAGCTCAGGAACGTCAGCCATCGCCGGATAGATGCGGTTTTCCATCCATTTATCCAGCTCGCTATCGGTCGCGGTTGCTTTAAGGAATACTTCAATGTGGAGGACTGCCTCCCACTCTTCCTCGTCAATGCTGCTACCCGTAGCCTTCGCATCAGTAAGATAAACAGCCACCGCAGGCAACTCTTCTGGAGCCAGGAATGCTGGCCGACCGTCATACCAGAAGGTTTTCCCGGGGTTGATTGACTTCAGTTTGTCCAGAACGGCTTTTCTGATTTGCGGGTGTATCATTTTGTCACTAGCCTTATCTGATTTTTAAGGGCAGCCATAAGCTCTTTTGGCATATCAGATGCCATGAGTTTCGGTAGCTCATCTTTGAATGCAGTAGTCAGCGGTATGACGAGTGGCACTTTCACAACTTCAACAGGGTAACGAGATTTTCCGGTTCGCCGCAGAACGTGCCAACGCCCGTTATTGAGTTGCTGAACAAAAGCGCCAGGGAAGCTAAAACTCCCAACCTTCAGAACGCTTCCAGAACTACCGTTGTCGCGCTTACGTCGCGAAAGTTGAACCCGTACTGGCCCCAGCTTTATCGCCGGGAGGTTGCCTCGATTTACCCGGATGGTTGCTATCGGTTTTTTAGGGCTCGCCCGCTTAAGCCGTGATCGCTGCATAATCAGCTTCCGCTTAACCCTGGTTTCTTTCGCCACACGGGTTGAACTTCGGCTTATCGCCCTTCCAGCCACCCGGTTAATGGATTGTGATGTCGCCCGAGGAATAGCATTTTTACTGATATTGCTCAGGTTCTGCTTGAGTTCGTCCAGGCCTTTAATCGTCACCTATGACCTCCTCAATCCAGATCTGCGGCTTACCATTAAAGAGGAGCCAGCGGGTAACGGTGTAAACCTGACTTTTATAAATAACCTCATCTCCGCGCGCCGGCTGATAGCCAGCACTGAAGACAACCAGGTTAATCCCATCACCAGCGACAGGCCCCAGCTCAGGCAGTAGGTGACTTTCAACAGCGACATGCTCATCGCCATTGATAGTCGCCGCTCTGCCCAGCCTTTTCGCCGTCAGTACATCCATCCTGCCAGCCATATTGTCAAAGGCATTAGCCATTGATTTTGACTTCCAGGACAGTAACGCCTGCAGCAGCATCTTCCCAGGCAGTCCCTGCTAATACCGCATCGGTGTCATCCAGCTGAACATTTCCAGCTTTGAGATATACCTTTTCCCCGGCGGTCACGGCATCAGCTGGCAACTTAGGTAAAAGGAAGACACCTTCAGCGAATCCGTCGCCTACATCACCCGGCTGAATGTCGGTAATTGCAACCGCAACGATCCCGCCCAAAGCGACCGGTGTGCCGCTGATAATCTCGTCTACACCAGGGTTTTTAAGTGGGATGGTCATGCCGTTTTGCACATAATTTTTAGCCATAACGTCTCCTGTCAGCCCCGTAGGGCTGATTTCAGGTATAAAAAAAGCCCTTACGGGCGTCGATTTTCAGAACTGTAATAATTACTGGCCGCTGGACTTAGCCAGACCGCGGTAATCAAGCGGTGCCACACCAGCATCGATACGAACTTTTGTAGCGATACCGTCAGTGGTAAACCCTTCCTGCTGATCAATGTAAGGAGTATCAACACCATTCAGATACGCCACTTCGATGGTGTCCGTCCCTTTTGCAGCCATCAGATACCAGGCTTTTGCGTCAGCTTCGTCAAGACGGGCCTCTGCAATCACATCTGCAAAATTCTGGATCGGGTTAATAATCCCGGCGTTGATATCCGCCCCTTTTACGCTCGCTGATTTAATCGTCTGGTTAGCCAGTGTCTCCAGCGCGACCGGCACCAGCATAAATGCTGGGCGGATATTCAGAGAGCGCTCACCCTCTTTCTGCAGGCGCATCAATTTACGAGCATCGTCCAGGCTGCTGACGGAAATAGCACCAGTGGACAGGTTCTTGTGGTCTGCGTGGAATAACGTCTTACCATCAGAGAGTTTTGGGTTTTTGGTCAGGATGGCGTAAACCAGGTCACCGATAGTCGCCTTAGCTGCGCGGCCCATTTTCATCGGAACATCAGTGAGCTGGTTCAGATCATCGTTGATGATTGCCTGGCGGGTGATGGCAAAAATTTCCCCGTAGGTGGCAAGCGCGATGTTTTCTCCTTTATCGCCGGTTGTCACATACTTATATTCGGCACCTTCGCGAACCTGCCGCAAAGACGGGAATCCGCCCATCCCTACACGATGCGCTGTCTTAAAGTCCGATAGCTGGCCTTTCTTTGTCCACAGCTCAAAGGTTTCTGCCGCTTCGTCCCAGCCCTGCAAAATCGCTTTGTTGGCGACATCAAGCAGGATGTTGCCAAAATCAGAGGTGCTATGCGTCAGCGCCAGCCCAACCATTTGCATCGGGTTATAGCTGGATACACCAATTCCCCGCTCAGTCAGGGCCATGCGGGCATATTCACGCAGGGTCATGCCGTTGTAGACATTGTCACGTTCCTGACCTTCAAATCCGGCACGCGCCATCAATGCCTGGCGAATACCATCGGCGACAAAATTGCCGTTACCTGCATGGATATGCGCTGGCGTGGTTTTCGCCGATGGTGAAGCATCTTTACCCAACAGCGCCAGCAGTTTGTCTTTAGCCTGATCGACAGTGCAATCAATATCGGCTACACACTGCGCCTGCAGTTCGTAATGTTTGCCACCAAACATCGCAAAGAGATTGTTAATACCGTTAACACGTTCTTTCTGCTCCACAATAACCTGGGCGCGGATGGTGTTTTCGTCAGCGCTGTTCGGCTGAGTGGCAACGTGTTGTACCTGAGGCTGATTAACAGGTTGCTGTGGATCACGCAGGTTAGAGTTACGCGGAGGTGTAATCATATTACGAATGTTGTTTGGCATCTTTTCGAAGTCCTCAATACGTTTAGACTGGATACAGGCCATAGCCTGAAGGGATGGTGTGACCTGGTCGGCAAAACCCAACTCGACGCATTCATTGCCGTCCATCCAGGTTTCATCTTCAAGCATCGCCGCGATTTCATCGCTGGACTTGCCGGTTTTCTCTGCATACGCGGGGATCAACACGGACTCAACCTTGTCCAGCAATTCGGCATAGTCACGCATATCGTTAGCATCGCCACCAGCAAAGCCCCAAGGCTTGTGGATCATCATCATGGTGTTTTCCGGCATGATTACCGGGTTACCCACCATTGCAATGACGGATGCCATAGAAGCCGCCAGGCCGTCGATATGAACGGTAATTGCAGCTCCGTGATGTTTAAGGGCATTAAAAATGGCGATGCCATCGAAGACATCGCCACCGGGTGAATTGATATGAAGGTTAATATGGGTCACATCACCCAGTGCCTTCAGATCGTTAACAAACTGGCGAGCTGTTACCCCCCAGTAGCCGATCTCGTCGTAAATGTATATTTCCGCTTCGTTGTCGGCGCTGGCCTGCATACGGAACCAGGAATTACTTTTTGCGCTGGCTTTCGGACGGCGGGGCGCCCGGTTCTTTGACTTCGGCACTGGTGCCTCCTTTATCGTTAGCAGGATCGGTGTCATACACCAGTCCCAAATCTCGGTTATCATCGACTTCAGCCTTACGGCGCCGTTTCACGTCATCTGGGTTACGCCCACTGGCACGCACCCAGTCAGATTCCGTCGCAGCGCCACCCCGGATTTGCGCTTTCCAGGCATTAGCCTCTTTAACTGGGTCGATCCACGGCATGACCGGACCGGAATAAACTGCGGTGTAAAGTGACGACATATCCAGCCCACGTGGTAGCTGAATTTCGCCAGAAGCCACCGCCATTTTTAACCAGTTTCGGTACATTGGTCGGGTAATTGCGCCGATGAACCAGTCCTGAAGAATCAGGTAACCATCTGTCGACTCCACCAGTTCCTGCCGCTGGGCGCTGTAGGTTCCATCGTAGTTTCTGGCGGTACTGGAGAAGCTGAGACGAGTACCCGCAGCGACAGCGCGCAGTTGTCCATTTCGGAATGGTTCAAGGTTAGGGTTTGGTCTGTCGGACTTGATCATCCCGATGTCTTCACCGGGCAGCAGATCATCATAGATAATGCCTGGCTCAATCATTACGTCGCGATTATCCTTGCTGGTCTCATCCGTAAAACTTTGCCCGTCTCCTTTTTTTATGTACATCCCTAGTGCAGCTGCAATGCGTGCTGCCGTTAACTCTGCATCCTCGTATTCTTTCAGTGCACTGAGGCGCATGAGCACACCAGAAAGAAGAGAAGTCCCTCTGGTCTGATGAAGACGCCGGGTAAATTTGAGATGAAGCATATTCCCGGCATCGACATCTTTCGTATCCAATTGACGGCCGGTAACAGGTAGACTTTTATAGACCAGGTACTTTTTCGGGCGTCCCCAGTTATCTACATAAACTCCCTGACAAAGTTGATTGGACTCATCGTTGGTCATCGGTACAAAATCGGCCTCAAGTGCTTCAAGCCAGAAAGGTACGCCAGCCACCGGCTCAAGTCCCTGCGCTGATCCATTCACCATCTGAGCGAAAATCTCACCGTCCCTGAGCCAGCTCCGGAGCATCAATCGCTCAAGCATCGGTCGGGTAAACTGTCCGGTTACCTCTGGGCTGACCGACCATTCAGCCCACTTCGTTCTGATTTGTTCTGCTAACTTTTTCGCTATTTTTCCGTTGTTAAGTACAGGGTGGGGCTCAACAATAATCCCTTTTGCACCTACTACCCGTTCTTCTAGCTTATCGAACACGCCGATAACGAGATCGTGATTATTGTCTAACCAGCGCGCTTGCTCGCGGAGGGATACAGCACCCATCTGGCTTAGCTGGTTAGCGGAACGGTTTTCCCTGCGCGCCTTGTGTGTTCGGGTGGGCTTAACAGCTTCATATGCCTGAATCATCGCTCTCGAACGTAACCGAGCAGCTTTCCATCCAGGGGAAAGGACGCCAATCGCATCATCTAACAGGCTCATGGAAACCTCGCGAGTTTATAACCGGGTCGCCCGTGACGTTGAGCCAACAGTGAAGCAAGACGGCGTTCCCATTCTTGCCGCCCTTTGCGGATTTCGGACAGGTTCTCCAGCGTCATCTGCTGCCCGTTGAATGTTATAGATTTTCCATCCAGCACCGCTATTTCCGCATCGGTATAACGCTGGATAATGGATTCAATATCGGTTTGTTTCACACCCAGCCTCCTGATGATGTGGTCCAGGGATTGTTTTCAACGTCGGGATTATTTGCCTTCCTTTTTTTTCTGCTGAGCGTCGTTTTTGCTGGTAACGTGGATGACACTTCGCCAGTTTCCGACGGGCTTTCTTCGATCCACGTTGTCCGTTTCGCCCATTCAGGCGCATCCGGCCATTTGATCTTTTCATACCCGTGCAATATGACCAGCGCATCGGCATAAACGAGCAGGTCGAAAGCTTCGTTCGGACCTCTGCCCGGTTTGCTCCATTTTCCATCGGGTGAACGCTCCTCATAGGTCAGCTCATCGTAGAACCAGCTGCCAAGCCATTTCGGGAAATGCACATAGTTCGGGCCGGGTGATTCACGCCACAGGGCGTTATTAACCTGGTCTTTCAGTGCATCGGTCTGAAGAAGATAAAGCGGCACATCGCCAGCAGCTTTTGCCCTGCGGGTTGATCTGTCAGTGTTATCAGGAAATGTGCGAGTGATCAGTTTTGAGCGTCGGACGCTGTCACCCTTAAAGAGGAAAATCTTTTTACCCAGTCCATCCCGTCGACATTTACGCCAGAACTTATAGGCGTTATCGGTGACACCATCCTCGCCGCCTGAATCGACAGCCATCGCCATGAGCCGCATGCGTTTTGAAGGGGCGCTTGATAAGGCCCAGGACTTTTCGAACACATCAGACAGAAGTAAATCCCAGTCTTCTGGGTAACTGGCCGGGTCAATGGGATAGCACTCTCCGTGCTCATTGGCCCGTAATGACTGCCGGATGTTGTAGCGGTCAACCACCCAACGTTCGCCCTGCGCACCATATCCCGTAACCTGCACTACGAAACGTCGGGACTTGCCGCCCTGCACATCGACAGTTGCCATGATAAATTCAACACCGTCAGGTACTGTACGTTTTGGCACATCTTCGGCGCGTTGCTCAAGCAGTTCGCTCTTGCGCTGTTCGAGGTTGGCACGGGGCAGATATGGTCGCCCAAAGTCAGTGTTTACGACTGTTTTAAGCGTTTCCTCACTCTGGGTAGCTTCATACTCCTGCTCAGCCGTCAGGAATTTGTACATCATCTGCGCCCAAGTCTGGTAAGCAGCTGCTGGACCTTCCATCCAGAACGACGCGATACGCGAGCGGCGCGGCTCACCATATCTGTTTCCGCCACGGTCGATTTTTTCCCCGTCGCGCAACCAGACAGATCGAATGTTAAGGGCGCGTTTCATATCCGGAGTGATCTTACCTTTACAAGCAGTGCACTGCAGACAGGCAGATTCACTTGCTAGCACGGGATCTGGAGATTCGCGGTACCCCGTCATGTTGGCGACTTCTGGTTGAAAATATTCACCACAATGCGGACACGGCCAATAAAGACGACGGCGATCACCACGGTTGAAAAGAGACAGAATCCCTGTCGTCGGCGGCGCTTCATGCGCAGAAGATGGACGCCATTTTGTGTCGCGGATGTCCCTGCCTGGCGAACTCTCTACCAGTGTCATCCCGCTGGACATAAAGGTAGTTGTACGCTTAGAACCCAGGGAAAAAGCATCACCCTCCCCGTCAATATCCTCAGGGAAGCGGTCATAATCCGTCAGCGCCACACTTTTATAGTCTGACGACGACATGATATTGACTGAAGGCCAGCCGAGTTTGAGGTAATTCCCGGCGCGAAACGTGCGGTCGTGGACGTTGTTGTCATTACGGCGCGGGCTAAGCCGTGATTTTACTTCCGGGCTGCACCGGAAAGTGCGGTCGAGGCGCTTCTTCGAGTGCTCACGTGCTTTCTCTTCAGAAACCTGAATAACCAGCATGTCAGCCGGATCACAAACGATGTTATAGACAATCCAGCCATCAATGAGGCCGATTGTTTTCCCGGTCCTGGCAGGTCCGACAAACACTACGGCATCGTATTCCCTCGAGGCCAGACAGTTCATCGGCTCGATAATGTAAGGGGCTAGATTTGGGTCCCAGGGAACGGAGTTACCCGCCCCCATCGGCACACGCATATATGCACTGACCGCATCGGCCACTTGCATACGACGCGGGGCACGTAAAATGCCGGAGACGTCGCGGCGAAGCCCCCTGGCTGATGCCCGTTTTGTCATCAGTCCTCCTCTGGCTCATCCTCCTCTGGTTCGGCGTCCATTACTTTTTGTGCGACCTGATCGCGCAGGTCATCAATCACGCTTTGCACGCGTGACACCGCAACCGGCGTAAGTGCGCAGTCGCGTTCAAGAATGTCCGGGAGTGTTTCAAGCACCATGACAACGGCTTTCGCCATCAGTGAAAATTCTCTTGCAACGTCTTCGGCAGGAATAAGCTGCTTTGTATCAACCTCAAATTTAAGTCGCTCGTTCTCAGCCTTCCAGTGCGCGAGCCTATCTGAGGGGTCCATATTTTCAACGCTTTCCGTTGAGACCGTCGGAATCATCAGCTCACTCAAAATATCAGTGACGAGATAGAGCTTGAGCTTGCTATTGCTGCCCGTTGCCGGAGCTACGTTTTTCAGCCTGGCGGAAACCGTCTGGCGGTGTACGCCAGTGATACCAGCGAGCTGGTTGATGTTGAGTTTTAACGAAGCAATTTCTTGGTCCATGATGATGAACACTTTTTGAACAATTCGACATCATTGAAAATCCGACTACCAGAAAATCAATAACCTGCGTACATGATGATGATGACTATGAAATTAGAAAACTAGCCGTTTTCCGCGAGCACGCCGCCCCGTGGCAGGCTCCCCCACCGGGAGGACCCATTAAATGATAATGATTCTCGTTTGCATAAAGATGACCAAAACCAGCCATCATGGACGTTTAGACGTCTAAACAACCGAGTTCGCTCATGCCGAAATCGTTAATGGTATTCATTCGCATTATCAAAGCCCCTCGCAACTATGAAGGACTCCTGTAATGCGTACTTCTACAGTGCAGACGGGGACAACTCCCCTTCTTCAAACCATGCGTCTACAGCTCGCCCGTCTGCTGCACGATAATGAATAAGGTACTGATTGGGGCCATGCGTATATTCAGCACGAGCTTTGATATGCCCTTCTTCTTCACTGATAGTGACGGTTACCACCTGACCAAGTTCATGTTTAAAGCTCATCGGTTATTACCTCTTTTTTCATATAAAAAAACCCCGCCGAAGCGAGGTTCTCGTTTGAATGAAATGGCTATTTCTTGAGTGCCTCAGCATAAGCCTGAGCGCTCTTTTGTGATGACTCCATTATGTCATCAGTCAGCGTTTGCTGGCCCCACTTGGTGACCTTACCATTAACGAACGTTATAACCAGTCGATCGTTAGCCAGTTGTTCGTTATCAATGATTGTGTAGCCATAGAGAGCCTTATTCCAGTATATCCAGCGCTCGCGTTCCTGGTTCACATCAGTCCTGCGTGGTGACCCCATGATCTGCATGACGTCGTTTTTGTTCATTCCAAGAGATAAAAGCATTGATCTCTGGTTGTAATCTACTTTCTGGACTGTTGGCGCACATGCGGTAATTGTTAAAGCTGAAACACCAATTAATGCTGCAAAAAGTAACTTTTTCATGTCCCTATCCCCATCGGTTTGTTTGGGACAGATTAACAGGGGAAACAATAACACCGCAATTGAGCCCGGCATTATCGCAGGCACTCAGAGAATGCCTGCTGTAATGCCTTAGCTGGACTGCTCGGCTGCGGTATCAAACAGCGCCAGCGCTTCAGTCGCCTCTTGAACCGCTTTGATAGTCTTTGCAACAACTTCGGATTCAGTTGTCACACGGCTGTATTGCTGGATGAAAAGCTGATATTTCAGCGGGCTGTCCTGAACGAATAAAATCGCCTCTTTTGCGGCGGCAGTATCGTAATTCAGGGTGGAGAGAAGATTCAGCCGTAGCTGTTCTGCGGTGGTGAGCTCTGCCATGTCTTACCTCTGTTATCCCCTTGTGGGGATTGCGATGAAGTTATCCCTTAGTGGGGTTAGCAATCAGCGTCAGGACGGGCTACCGCGCGGCATGCCCACATACAGGCTTCTTGCATTTTGGTGCGAGCGATTGCCAGGCTGCGCAAAGCTTCATCAATCTCCCGAGCCTGCTCAGCGCTTAACATTGCTGGGCCATTACGGACAGCCAACAATTCACCTCGCTCGGTATCAAGCAAACTACAGAAGTGGCGGCTGACGTCTTTAAGGCGGTTCATGCGCTCAATGTCGCCATCGGTTAATGTGCGGTAGCCTTTTACGGTGCTGCCGTCCTGCGGTTTAGCTTCACTCATTTCGTAGCCTTTTCGGTTAATTGTTGGAACGCCTACATCTGGGCCCTGTGTTCGTAACGGGAAATGGTCTTGCCGTTCGCGTTCATCACATACGCCACTTCGCCCTGTTTCAGGAATACGTTCTGGTCCATTCCTGATACCGCAATGCTCTGTTGGTTGGGGTTAAAGCCAACGCTCAACCCACAATGGATTTCTTCGCCGCCGCCGGGCGACATCACTTTTACTGTTAACATGCTTCTTCTCCTGCTTCTGGTAATAAAAAGCCCCGCTATTGCGAGGCGATTTCTTGTAGCGGCTCATATCTCGGCGCAGCCCCTTGCTGCGTGCCGGCTGCTCATTAAAGAGCTCCAGCGTTGAGATATTTGGCCTAACTGCTAGCCAGGCCGGCTTCTCCGGTAGTCGACAGAGCCATATCAACAGGAGAATGAAGATTAGATGCATGACGGGTTACTTCTTAACGCTGTCAGGCATCACTGCGCCTACAATGCCGGCCAGCGCTACTCCGCCAGCAATGACCGTTTCCTGAATGCCCGGCGGCATCTGATAGCCAAATACGCCAGCAACAACAAGAATGATGCCGCGCCAGGTGGAGGCTTCTTTCAGTCGATTAATGAGATAGTTCATAGTTCTACTCTTTCCTTTACCCAACCATAGAGAAAATCTTCGTTTGCCACCCGAGATTCAGAAAGCTCAAGATATCGGGCACCCTGGCTGCAATTCAGCCCCTTCAGCAGCATGATTTCGCCATCTTTGCCGCGAACGGCCAGATAGCTTTTCAGCGCCGCAATAGTGATGTAGCCGATCGCGCCGTCCGGCTTCAGCTCTGGATATAGCTTGCCTTGCATGTTCAGCGCCGTTAACCAGCGCTGAAGGAATGTACTTGCGACGCGCGGCCCCATGTTTACGCCGGTATCACACAATTCCTGTGCGATGGCTGGCGAGAGTTCGGCGATGCGGTCGAACTTCGGTTCCGTCCAGTATTGCGACAGGTAAATGGCTTTGGCCGTTTGACGTGGCAATAACTTCATATCCCCGGTATATCCGTAAGCGCGGGCGGTATTCTGCGTAATGCCCCATCGGGTGGGCCCACCTTTATCTGAGGGGTTATTTACATAACCGCCCTCTTTTCCGAGGATGCCCTCAATAATCTGATCTGCAGTCATGATTACGCCTTATTATCGCCACCACCGATACCGAATCGGCTGCCAAGATATTTCATTGCAAACGCCCTGATGGCGTCTACGCCTACGAACCCCACCCCACCGCCAATGGTGATTGAGAGGGTTTTCGGAAAGTTGAAGTATTCAAGCCCCGATGCGCATGTCAGCGTTATCGCCCCACACAGAAGCCCCTCAAGAAACATCTTTTTCCAGCCGCCGCCGCCATAAGCGATTCGAAGGCCCGCCATGAAAACTGAGAGCAGCACGGCGCCCAGCGGCGTATCTCCGCGCCACCAGCTCTGCAGCAACTCCAGCAAATCCGGCCAGTTACTCGGGTTATTGGGCATTTTCATAGTCTCTCACCTCCGATGAATACGGGGGCAGTGCATAGAGAATAGGAACAGGCCACAGGCTCTTTGATTAAGGGGTAATCTGAAGGGTTTAGCCTGGGCCTGAAATGAAAAAACCCCGCCATTTGGCGAGGTTCTGTAATATTTAAGTTTGTGTCTAAGTGACCACTCTTAACACAATAATTGATTAAATTCGTAACGAATAGCCTTTTAAGCAACTTTTTCTATTTCTCTTTTATGGGTCCAGTCATCCATTTCTAATCTGGCCCCCGTCATAATGATGCAGGCATCAATAAACGTTTCGGCAATCATCAGCCTGTTGCGTATTTTCCCCTCGGAACATTTTTCCCAGCGAGAAATAGTCGATTTGGAAACGTTGTACATGTAATGCAGCATCACCAAATTTAATTCGTCTTCTCTCCCTGCCCGTCTGAGCATTCCTACAGCCGTATCAACGATCATCCCGTCATTGTCACAGCATGATTCGCGGGACTTCCCCGTATTAACCAGAAGCCCCTTAAACCCGGCAGCAATAGGAGACCAGTCAACCTGAGTTCCTTCACTAGTCGCCCAGGTTCCCCACCGTTCGAGTACAAGTTGAATATCACGCTGCATGGTTCACCTCTTTAATCAGTCCGGTAATAATTTCGACGCTGTTGTTGCATTCATTTCCCCAGCGGTCCCATCCTTTCCATTCTTCCCGAGCGAATAGTTCTATCCGTTTCACATCGCCGTATAATTGCTCCAGTCGGTTCCTTACTTCCCACGGTTTAGCGCTATGCTCACCGAGACAGGTATGAACGACCTGTTTTACCGAAGCACTGGCACGGATTAACCCGGTCCCCCTGGTGGCTATCAGGACGTCTTCTGTATTGCTCCGGGTATGATTTCCGCCGTTCATGCGCGTTTCACGGTCCAGCATCACAAGCAGATCATTGAAGTCCACCAGCTCGCCGCCGCTGAGTGCCTTATCGAAACGGTCTGCGGCGTTCTGATTCAGTTTTACCCAGGTAAAGCCTTTCATCGTTCTGACCCGGAAACCCCATGATTCAGCCAGTTCTACAGCCTCACGGTTATGGGTCCCGGTGTACCACATCGCCAGCACAGCGTTATCAGCCGCCAGAGACCAGACAGGTAGCCGTTTAAGGTCATCCATGTTCATTGTGCTGTAATGATTACAGGCCGCACCGTTGCTGATTCTGTTGCCGTATTCCCACGGCGGATCACAGTAGATAAGATCGTAATTCATGCGGCCCTCTGCTTTTTCAGTTCGCGGGTTTTACGGCGGTATTTAGCCGCTATTTCTTCCAGGTCTTCTTTTGAGTAATGCTTCGCCTCGTGTGGGCCTTCCAGCCATTCCACCAGCGACAACCCATACCACTTGATCAGCGTTTCCCGATAGCGAACATGTACAGTCGCGTTCTTAGCAGCGAAGCGACCTGATCCACCGTTACAGGCTTTGCACTGCCGATATGCGTTCTTCTCTTCAAAGCGCAATTCAGGGCGAGCGCCTACTCCCATGAAGTGACCGCAATCCCACTGGCCGCCAAAGACCATTGGCGGG